GGTTACAGTCCAATCAGCAAACGTTCTATTTCCTGCAAGTTTTATTTCTCTGCCCATGTATGGAACTGTCACTGTTCCTATGGTAGAACCTGGTATGCTGGTTGCTCTAGCAAAAAACTCAAAATCTGCTTCCGGATTTGCTCTAGAATTTATGGCAGGACCAGTCATCAAGACTTTAAATAAATTAGGTCTTGCTCCATCAAATGCCATTTTAGAGCGAAAAGTCGATACATTAAAAGCCATATTTTTTTACTCCTTATATTGCGTTGATTACTTCACTAAATTCTACACCCGTTGATACCGCAACAAAGTTTAAATTAATGAAATTGATAGATCTACTTGGTTTAATGAAAATATCTCCTCTGAATTCATTTCTATCCACAACAACCGGAGGATTATTTGTAGCATCACACACTATTCTATAATCAGTAATACCTCTTCTACCTTGAACATCTCTTAAAAATGGTTCTACTAAACTAACAAAACTTGCTCTTGTGAATTCATCATTGAATTCGAACAATGAAAACTGAGCAGCATTAGCAATTGCTTTTTCTAGAATAATGAAAAGTCTTCTGACATTTATTCTATCGAATGCTGATGGTTTTGATAATAATGTTTTATCGCCAAATAATATTGTACCGCCTCCTGGTAGAGAAATTACAGGATTAACACCAGCACCATAAAGTCTATCTCTATCTGCTAAAGTAGGGTTATAGGCTAATTTTGTAACATTTCTTATGTTTCCTCTATTAAAGCCAGCAGGTGATACGAATGGATTTTGATTATCAGATTGCGCACATAAACCAGCAAGATCACCATTCAAAGGTATGTATCTATTTACACTTGAAAATCTATCAAAAGCATATTTAAAATTACCATCCATAACTGCATAACTAGAACTTGGTAGTTTCGATCTTTTTGTCACAATATTATTGACTTCAGATCCTCTTGTTGATACATCAGAATAAGTTGGTGATACAAACGCAACGCAATCTTTTCTATATTCACATATATTATTAATAACATAAGTCTGCACAATCTCAGAAACTTCTCCAGTCATCACTAAGGAGACATCAATATTTTCCGGATTTCTAAAGAAATTAAAACCTGCGATTCTATCAGCATCACTAGCTGATGAATTACCATCATCTCCTCCTGATAGAGAATTTGTTACATTAAATCTAGCAGATCCAATATTACCACCTAAATTCAATGAATATGATCCATTATAAGGTTTAGTTTCCCCAAAGGTCAATTCACTTCCCCAAGATCTACTAATAGGAATTACATTTGTAAGACCATCACCAACACTACTATGATCCAACCATCTTAAAAATTCTGATGTACGATTTATTATTTCTTTATAATATATACTGTTTCCATTTTCTCCTACAGCATTACTTGCCACTGAAAGATTTGAATATCTCTCTAAAACTGAAACTGAAGATTTTGTTCCGAATCCTCTTTTATCTGGAGTTCCAGTAATCAGTCCATCCTCATCTAAAACAATTATGTGAACTTCATCTAAAATATCTTTATTTCCAGTTTCTTTTGCTGCATAGGCACTGGTTAAGGGTGCATTTTCGAAACTACTTCTATATTCCCACTCTCTGGTGAAAGTAGCAGCAGAAACAGAATTATCAACCGGTTCGACTAATGTTAAAGCTAGATTAGATTCTATTGATGCCACTTTTCTAGCAACATCCACACCTTGTGAATCAGTAAATCTTAATATATCTCCAACACTAAGTTGATACTGGAAAAATGTTTTTGAACCAATCACACTTTTTGAATTTGACGGAATACTAATTTCACCGAACATTGTTGATTCTTCAAATGCTGATCGAGCATATCTAATGATAGTATTTGCCGCAACAGATGATTCCTCAAATAAATTTATTTCAACATTACCTGCATTATTTGGATCATACTTTACTGCCGTGAAACTAGTATTACTTGCAACATTTGTTACGATACCAACATTTCCTCCGTGTATTTCAATTACATCACCAACACGCAATTCATTTGCAGCATCGTTACCGCCTGTTCCTTCAAATAAAGTTACATCAGGATCTGCATCAAATAAACCAGTTAATGCAACTTTAGTGTTTGCCGCAAGTCTTACAGAACCATCGGCAGATATTTCTGTATTTGCTCTGTCTGGTAAACACATGCTAACTTTTAAACTATTTCCTATACTACCAGGATATTTTGCACAAAAATTAATTCCATCACTTCCTGTACTTTCAAAATTCTTTTCATAATCATCATCATTTTCAACTAAAATTCCAGTTCCTGAAGTAGAAGAGTTTTTTGCCAAACTTGTATTTGCAGCACGTACTACTTGTAGATTATTAGAATAAGACAAAAAACTAGCTGCTGTCATAACTGATGGATATGTGTATTGATCTGTTTTACCAAATTTTGCAACTAAATCATTATCATCTACAACAGATACAATTTCGTTTATTGGGCCCCATTTAAAAAGTCCTGAAAATGCTCCAACGGATGTTGAAGGAATTGGTACCCTAGTGGTCAAATCAACTTCAGAAACATTTACCCCTGGACTAACCATAAATGCCATACTTTCTCCTGTGATCTCGTTTATAAATTCATACTATTCATATTTATTAAAATATCATTTTTCAGACCGTTACTTATTTATTATGATATAAATATTTTTATGATAAAAGATAAAGATAGAAAAAGATTTGAAAAAAAAATTATAAAAACAGAGGATTGTCATTTTTGGACAGCAGGAAAAACCAAACAAGGTTATGGAATGTTTTCATACTTAGGAAAATCTATGCCTGCTCATAGATTCTCATACTTGTTATATAATGGAAATATTAAAGATGATAAAATAGTGCATCAAAAATGTAATAATACTTATTGTGTAAATCCAAAACATTTAATTCTAAAAAATAAAAGCGAAACTAGAAAAAATTTTTATCACATAAGAATTAACGATGAAATGATTTTTAATGAATCTATTAGATATCTAGAAAAACTAAAAAAAATCAGACCTGATTTGAAAAAAGATATTGAAATTATAATACAAAAAATAAAAATTCCAGATAATGTATTACAAATAAATATTGAAAATTAAAAACTATCTGAATAAGAAAATTCCTTTTCGATCACCCAATCCTGATTACCCATTCTTACTGTTGATGGTTCATATGAACCTAAACCGTCTTCAATAAATCCAAAAGGCATCAAATTTGCCTCTGCCTCCATTAATTGTTCCTTATAGAGTTTTTCACGCAAATCTAAATCTGTAATTTCAGTAAAATATTTTTGATTGACTAACCATCCAAACAAAAATAATGTTGTTATAAGATCATCATGATAACCTTCATCAGCTTCATAACTTTGACCTTTTGCTACAAAAGTTGTCAATTCTGTTATAGTATCCAAATCATAAATTATTAGTTTATCATTTTCGATCAAATCTTTTAATGTTGAACAACCTTTTCTTTTCACTTCTTTAGTAGTTCTAACACCCAATTGAGCGCCTTTTCCAAATCCAGCACCTAATGTTTGACCACTTCTCCCCAAAACACTGCTTTGAAAAATATTTTCATACATCAATTCATGATGCAAAATATCAGCAACTTGGCTACCTATATCGTTTGTTTCGACTAAAATATATGCTTTATTATAATATTCACTGACATTTTGTATAACCGAAGGAAAAACCATTGGAGATATATTAGGATCTCTAAATTTTGCAACTTGTATGTATGGAAATTTTGATATGTCTATAATTGAAAATGCTGAAAAATCCTGACCTCTGCCTCTCGCAGTATCTACAATACACACGTAAGAATGTGTTATTTGAACATCCTCATAAACATTTAAACAACCTTTAACTTGTATAGGTTTCTTATATGCCATAGTTCTTAATTTTGAAGCATTTATTAATGTATTCGTAGATCCTATAAATTCACACTCATACTCCTGGGCAAATTGCTGCTCACTGGTATTTCTGATTGTTTCTTCTTTCCAAATTTCATCTCTACCTGGAACTTGCGACCAATGAACATCAATAGGAACATAATCACTTCTACCTTCTTCCGCATCTATCCACATTTTGTAAAACATATTCAAACCTTTTGGAGTAGATACTATAAAAACTTTTGTAGTTTTTCCAGAAGAAATCGTAGGATAAACAGAAGTAAAAAATTGTTCTGCTAATGCAGGGGGATCAATGTGTGCAAATTCGTCCATAAAAATAATATTAAAAGACGAACCACGCACAGCAGATGACGATGTTGATGCTGCCATAACCTTACTGCCGTTTTCCAATTCTATATTACCTCTATTCCAAACTACAACTCCTTGCTGCAACCATTGAGGTAAATTTTCATATGCTGTTTTCAAACGATCTAGAATTTCTCTGGCAGTAGAACCTTTGTTGGCTAAAATTGCAATATTAGATTGCTCATTGAATAGAGCATAGTGCAACAAATAAGAAACAATCGTGGTTGATTTTCCAGTTTGTCTTGGCATTTTACATATAACAAAGCGGTTTGAATGAAATGTATTTACCATTTCTTCTTGGTAATCATATAAGTCAAAATTCACTAATCCACGATCTACATGCACAATTTTAACATAATTTCTTGCAAAATGTATTGGATCTTTTGCGCACACCACATACTCTTTTAGAGTATTTTCATCGTATTCAACTTGAACGTGTGCAGCCTTTAAAAGTGGATTCCCAAGATAATTTTGTGTTGGCATTACGAAACCTTTATAAAATGACTAGATTGTTTTGTGTTAGATGATGCATACAAAAAAATCAAAGTTGTTAATTCATCTTTTTGCTTTGCGGTTCCAGATTCCAATATATCAACTAATTGTAAACATAAAAATTTCGAATTAATAAAATTAATTCCTTTCTCCATTAATGCTGCATGAAAAGAGTTGATGTCTAGTGCTTGACCTTTTTTATTATATTTTTTATATTGATCATAATAATTTTTTAAAACATTTTCATCTTTTTCTTGTATTTTTTTATAAAGTTTTGAGAATATTTTATTCTCATCATCCGCAGTTTTAAAACTTTTGCTATTGGAAAATACTGATTTTTTATACACTTCTTCAACATAAAAATCAACATTACCGCCTCCGATTTTACCACCAGCGGCAGATTTACCCTTTATTTCACCTTGCCAACTCACTGGACCTTGAAAAGTTCTAAATTGAACTTCTCCTCCATCACTATGTAAATACATGTCTTGTGATGAAAAAAAATCATTTGTTTTACCCCATTTCCATTCTTTAAACTTATATGATGGTTTAATTTCATTCGGCGCATTGTATGTTTTTATAGTAGCAACTGCTCCTTTTCCTATTCTTTTCAAAGAAATTCCCAACAATCTAATTTTTTGAATTGTTTTTAAGAGTGCAGCTTCTTCTGCTACCTTTGTATTTAAAGCGCCCCAAGATGTTGCAGATTCTTTTAGTGGTTTAGAATTTTGATCTAGAGTGGTTGCCCAAATATCACCAGGATTCCATTTATCATCTGAAAAAGAACCAGGTGCTTGTGCTTTTATATTTCGTTCCTGCGCAAATTTTTTATCTAGAGTGTGAACTGTTTTTTTTGCATCATACAGTGCTTTCATAAATTTTGAACCACGATGAAAATAAATGTATTTACCGCTTTCAAAATGATTTTTATAATTATCATATAATTTATTTGCGATTTTTATAAAAACCATATCATCGATCCAATCAACGGGAACATTTTTTATGCAAGAATCATAGGATTTTGAGGTTACGCAATATTTTTTTGCTGTATCCATAGATTCTAATTGTTTACTCTGCATCATCATATCAGTTTCAGAGATTTTTTTCTTTAAAATATTGAAAACTAATGAACAATAAAAACACTGCATACATTCAACAATTTCAGTGTCATCAGATCCGCCTCCTGATCCACCGCCTCCACCAAAATCAGGATCCTTAAACACTTCCTTAATTGATATTTTTTTGTATGATTTCTTATCTTTGATGCTCTCATTAGGTAAAATATATGTCAGAATACCATCCCAACCATTTGAATTTTTTGTCTCGTAGTTTACACCTAATATTTTTTGACCATCTTTTGTAGATCCAATTATAAAATTTTTTCTATCATTTATTTTACCGAAAATAATCTGTTTTCTTGTCTTGCCAGCATACGGACCTTTACTTGCGGTTTTATTAAAATCACCTGATTTTAAATTAGCCATTTTTTAATCCTTATCCTTTAACATTTTTTGTAATTCTGCTGTGCTACCCACGAATAGAGCATTAGTAACGTTTTTAGGAGATGATTTTGTTTCTTTTGTTATATCTTTTATCTGCTTATGGACATTTAACAAATTTTGATTTTGTTCACCGACAGTTTTTATTAATTGTCCCAAAACTTCATACATTCTAGCATTACCGCTATCTTTAGCTTCTTGCATCAATTCACTAATAGCATCTTGACCTCTTTCAATAATATTATAAATATTTTCTCTAGCATATTTGTAGTCATTTTCCACATCTTCTTCATTTGATTCGACTTTCACTTTTTCAACAACATTTGAACTGTATCTGATTTCACTTGATATGTCAAGTAAATCATCTAATTTTTCAGAAAATTCTTTCATTTTTCCTCATACCAATTACCATTAATATTTTTGCAATAATCACTTGCATTTTTTAATTCTTCACCTAATTCATTATTTCTTAATTTTGTTATAAAATACTCTTGCGGAACTTTTTTTCTCAAGTGATCTATTGAACACCCACAATGCAATGCAACTTTTTGACCATTCCATTTTTTATCATTAACATATTTTTTATCATAAACTTCTGTCAAACTTTTCATACAACTAATCATGCCATATTGTATAATAGTTGATTTCCACGGATCAATTTGTTCTTTCTCCTTTATAGTACAAGAAGATAAAAATAATAACACTAAAATAAAATATTTCATGATTCATACTCATCTGTGTCAGCATCATATAATACTGGAGGATTAAAAATTGTTAAGGTCTTGTCGACCAATTCTTTACTGTTTTCTGTCTGGGGTTCAATGGTAATATCTGATATTACATTTCTATGACTTAAATTATCATTACTAGTTTCAAAAAGAAAATAATCATCATTTTCTAATTTGATTCTTTCATTCGCATAATTAGTTGAACTTTCCAACTCCAAATAATCTAAATTAAACTCACCCTGATTATTAATGTCTAAATCTCTGAATGCTATAGAAATGGATTTTATTATTTTATCAGATGATTTTATATTAGGATATATGAAACCTTTTAAAGTAAAATCTAAAGTCCAAACTATTGCTCTCCTTTGAGTAAAATCACCTATATACTCATCTTCTACTGATGCGGAATTTAAAATAATTGGAACATCTAATTTAATACCCATTTCCGTAAGAATATTTACACTGACTGTAAATTCTGGAGTAAAAAAAGGTAAAATCTGTTCTAATATTTGTGTACCATCTTCAGCATTTTCAACAAATAAAAACAAACTAAAATCAAATGTATATGGATTTGGATTATATAACGATTTAAGTATTCTGTTACCATCATCAAAACTTTTTCTGAATTGTCTGCCAATAGGATTTAATTTTCTCTCTGGATCATAATTAATATTGGTCATTTCAAAACCAATTCTAGGTAACTTAATCGATATTTGACGATCTAAGTTTGGATCAGATTGTAATCTGTTTAAAAACTTCTGCTTAGGTCCATAAGCGACTGGAACTTTAATGGTAGATACAATATTTCCACTAGAATTTTTTTTCTGAATGCTAATATCATTGAATAATGTGCCAAAAACAGCTACATATTTTCTAATGGTTTGATGGTAGAAAGTTTGTCCTAACATTTTACTCCAAAATTTTTTAATATTTGTAATATTTAGTTTTATAAATAGTTACATGGCAACATCAATCAAAACTCAAGGACAAAATTTAACTCTTTATCAAGGCTCAACATTTGAAAAAACATTTGTAACTAAAAATGCAAATAGTCAAAATGTGAGCATCAGTACAGGTTCTTGTTTTTCTCAGATGAGAAAAAATTATACCACAACCAACACATCTCTAATATTAACATTCACAACTTCCATCTCAGGAAGTAATGTGACAATATCCGCTTCAGCAACTGATACGGCAAATATACCCTCAGGTCTTTATGTATATGATGTAGAATATTTGCAATCTGACGGTATCACGAAAGAAAGAATTGTTGATGGTATGATAACTGTTATACCAGAAGCAACTAAAATTTAGTAATTACTTTCTGAAAAAGGATTTGTTTCCGAAAAGTCTATAATTCCATCAGCTTCTGTTTCAATTGTCACATTATCTGCCGTAGAATCATTGACAAATACTTGTGTATTTGGAGTTGTAGATATCGTGTATTCTGCTCCGCTTGTTTGACCTATTACATTTTGTGAAACCGAGAAAGTTCCCACAATATCAGTAATTTTTAATACACTGTCAATTGAATTCCAACTCAAAACTTTTGCGGTTGTATTAGATGTTTCAAAATTATCACCAACATATATGTATTCATTATTTTGATACTCACCTGATCCAGTATTACCATCTAAAATTACTTCAATTGAGTATGAATATTTTTCTTCGATGACATCAATATCATCAATACCAGTATCGATTGATTGATCATCATATTGAAATAATTCACATGTTAAATCATAAATAGGAAGTTTTCCAAATTGATAGAACATGGATTCATGTTCTACAAACCTTATTTCATAAAGTTTTTTATTCAATGGAAAAAATATTAAATCGCCTTCTTTAGGTCTGACATAATCTA